ACCCCTTTAGGGGTGTACCCGCTGTACCCGAACATCGTGCGGAAAAAGCGTATCCGGATAGGGAAAACCCTTAGATGGGGTGGTCTGCTTAATTTTTAGGCAGTTGTGGGAAAATTTGGGATGGGGCGATTCAGACATGGAACAAAAAGTGAACCCGGCAGACAAGGTGGAGCGCTGGAAGATCGAGCGCCTGGTGCCGTACGCGAGGAACGCCAGGACGCACTCAGACGAGCAGGTCGCTCAGATCGCGGCATCAATCCGCGAGTGGGGATGGACCACTCCCGTACTGGTGGACGAGGATGGCGGCATCATTGCCGGCCACGGGCGCACACTGGCCGCACAACGCCTGAAAATGGCCGAGGTGCCGGTGATGGTGGCTAGAGGGTGGAGTGATGCCAAGAAGCGGGCTTATATATTGGCGGACAATAAGTTGGCGCTGAATGCGGGTTGGGATAATGAATTATTGAATTTGGAATTATCAGAATTAAAAGAATTAGATTTTGATTTAGAGTTAATTGGGTTTAGTGCTGATGAGATTGCGGCGTTGATTCCGCTGGAGCTTGAGCCTGGCCTGACAGACGAGGATGCGGTGCCTGAGCCGCCTGCGGTGCCAGTTACTGTGCTTGGAGATGTTTGGTTACTTGGGCGGCATCGGGTTATGTGTGGGGATTCGACAAGCATCGATGCTGTTGAAAAGCTGATGGATGACCAAAAGGCTGACATGGTGTTCACTGACCCACCTTATGGTGTGGATTACAAAGGTGGACACAACAAAAAGAAACGCAGCGGGATCATTGCAGACACCCTTGAGGGCGATGACTTGACGGGATTGTTCTATGGCGCACTGATTGCAGCTATCGCGTTTACAAAGGATGGCGCCGCTTTCTATGTCTGGTTTGCTTCTGGTAAATCAATCGACACCTTTGCATCGCTGGCAAACCTTCCACTTGAACTCCGTGCCGTAATCCAGTGGTACAAAGTGAAATCAGGACTTGGTGCGTTCATGTCTCAGTACATCCCAAACTGTGAGCCGTGCATGTACCTGCACAAGAAAGGATGTTCTCCAGCATGGTACGGGCCAACCACAGAGAAAACGGTGTGGGAGTTGCAGAGAGTCGGGAAGAACGAATATCACCCAACGCAAAAGCCGGTTGAGTTACCAGAGCGAGCGATCAACAACTCAAGCAAGCAGGGAGATGCTGTCCTCGACCTGTTCGGCGGCAGTGGCTCAACCCTGATCGCCTGCGAGAAAACAGGACGCGAAGCCCGCCTTATGGAACTAGACCCAAAGTATTGCGATGTGATCGTCAAGCGCTGGCAGGATTTCACAGGCAAAATCGCAACACACGCAGAAACCGGAAAGCCTTTCGCGGAGGTAAAAAATGGCAACGAAACAAAAAACGCTTGAAGAAAAACCAATTCCTAAAAAGCACGGAGGTGCTCGACCAGGCACTGGCGGTGCAATGCCAGGCGCAGGCCGCCCAGCCTTCGAGCCCACAGCGGCAGAGCGCAAGCAGGTGGAGGCCTTGTCAGGCTATGGCCTGCCCATCGACCAGATCGGCGCACTGGTGCGCGATGGCATCCACGTTGATACCTTGCGTGCTCACTTCGCCACCGAGCTGGTGGCAGGCAAAGCCAAGGCCAACGGGCAGGTCGGCAAGAACCTGTTCCAGAAGGCGACTGGCGGCGATACCACGGCCATGATCTGGTGGAGCAAAACCCAGATGCGCTGGGCGGAGACTCAGAAGCATGAGCTCACCGGCGCAGATGGCGCACCGCTTGAGTTCGCCAAGATCGAGCGCGTGATTATCAAGAATGGGTAAGGTTCTTCAGCTCAAGACCCCCGAATGGTCACTCCCCCTCCTAGAGGCTAGCCGCTACAAAGGAGCCTGGGGTGGCCGAGGTTCCGGCAAGTCGCATATGTTCGCCGAGATGATGCTCGAGGAACATATCATCAACCAGTCGCAATCTAGTGTTTGCGTGCGCGAGATTCAGAAATCCTTGAATCAATCGGTTAAGCGCCTGCTGGAGATGAAGATTCAGGAGATGAACGCTGGCGCGTACTTCGAGGTTCAGGATGCGGTCATCAAGTCCAAGAAGGCGGACGGCAGGATCATCTTCCAGGGCATGCAGAACCACACGGCGGACAGCATCAAGTCACTGGAGGGATACGATCGTGCTTGGGTCGAGGAGGCGCAGAGCTTGAGCCAGACAAGCCTGGACCTGCTCCGGCCAACGATCCGCAAGCCGGGGTCCGAGCTCTGGTTCACCTGGAACCCCCGCCAGGCCAGCGATCCGGTGGACCTGCTGCTGCGTGGCCCGACGCCGCCGAAGGACGCGACCGTCATCCGCGTGAACTATGCCGACAACCCGTGGTTCCCGACCGTCCTCAAGGACGAGATGGAGTACGACAAGCGGCGCGACCCGGACAAATACCAGCACGTTTGGCGCGGCGAGTACCTGCAGAACAGCCAGTCGCGGGTGTTCAGGAACTGGCGCATCGAAGACTTCGACGCCCCGCCTGACGCGATCCACCGGCTTGGTGCTGACTGGGGGTTCTCTGTTGACCCGACCACGCTGGTGCGCTGCCATATAATTGGGCGAACACTGTACATCGACCATGAGGCCTACATGGTGGGCTGCGAGATCGTCAATACGCCAGAGCTGTTCATGCAAGTGCCAGAGGCTGAGAAGTGGCCCATCGTGGCCGACAGCGCCAGGCCGGAGACGATCAGCCACATGCGGCGCAACGGGTTCCCCAAGATAATGACGGCGGTCAAAGGGCCGCGGTCGGTCGAGGAGGGCATCGAGTTTTTGAAGAATTACACCATCGTCGTGCATCCTCGGTGTACGCACACGATTGACGAGTTGACGCTTTACAGCTATAAGACTGACCCATTGACAGGCAAGATTCTGCCCGTGCTCGAGGACAAGAAGAACCACGTGATTGACGCGCTTAGGTATGCTTGCGAAGCGGTGCGGCGTGCAAATACAGTAAAACCGCAGACCGTCATCCCTTTGGCGACCGTCAGCAAATGGTAGTAAGGAACTAAGATGGCCAGAATGTCCAACGATCAACGCATCGCCAACCTGCACTCCGAGGCGCTGGCGCAGTTCGGCGACATTCAGAGCGCAATGCGCGACGAGCGCCTGCAGTGCCTGCAGGATCGGCGCTTCTATTCGCTCTCCGGCAGCCAGTGGGAAGGCCCGCTCTGGGACCAGTTTGAGAACAAGCCCAAGTTTGAGGTGAACAAGATTCACCTGTCCGTGATCCGCATCATCAACGAATACAGGAACAACCGCATCACGGTGGACTTCGTCAGCAAGGACGGCGAGGAGAACGACAAACTAGCCGACGTTTGCGACGGCCTGTACCGCGCCGACGAGAATGATTCGGTGGCCAACGAAGCCTACGACAATGCCTTCGAGGAGGCGGTCGGCGGCGGGTTTGGAGCCTGGCGGCTGCGTACTGCCTACGAGGACGAGGAAGACCCCGAGGATGATCGGCAACGCATCAAGATCGAGCCGATCTTCGACGCCGATAGCTCGGTGTTCTTCGACCTCGGCGCTAAGCGCCAGGACAAATCGGACGCCAAGTACTGCTTCGTTGTCACCAGCATGACCCGCCAGGCGTACAAAGACACTTGGGGCGATGATCCGACCGACTGGCCCAAGATCATCCACCAGTACGAATTCGACTGGTGCACGCCTGACGTTGTCTACGTCGCCGAGTACTACAAGGTCGAGGAAAAGAACGAGACCATCCGCATTTTCCAGACCATCACCGGCGAGGAAGAGCGCTACAGCCAGGCGGACTTCGCCAACGACGATACGCTTGAGGAAACCCTGCTGGCGGTCGGAAGCCTGGAGGTGCGCCAGAAGCGCGTCAAGCGCAAGAAGGTCCGCAAGTACGTCATGTCCGGCGGCAAGGTGCTTGATGACGCCGGGTACATCGCCGGCAAGTGCATCCCGATTGTTCCGGTATTCGGCAAGCGCTGGTTCGTGGACAACATCGAGCGCTGCATGGGTCACGTGCGCCTGGCAAAAGACGCCCAGCGCCTGAAGAACATGCAACTCTCCAAGCTCGGCGAGATCAGCGCGCTGTCCAGCGTTGAGAAGCCGATACTGGTGCCCGAGCAGGTCGCCGGCCATCAGATGATGTGGGCCGAGGACAACCTAAAAGACTATCCGTACCTGCTCATCAACCCGGTGACCGACCAGAACGGCAACCAGGCCATCAGCGGG